GGGTACTTCTTCACCCACCACTTGACTAAGATGTCAACCACCTTGTTCTCATCGGTGATAGGTATGGTAGGCTTGTCCTTGAACTTGCTTACCTCTGTATACTCTGGCTCTTCCAATACGTCCCATACAGATGAGTTCTCATTGATGTGTAGCAATGGGTCATAAGATTCGTAACAAACCCTGCTAAGGTTCTTACTAGTCTTATCAAAGTATGGACTGTTGAAGTACTTCTCTAGGCTGTTGAAGTAGTTGATGTGATTGTCTTGGTCTGCTGGTATCTTTACCAGTACCTTAAGGCCATTGCCTGATGGGCTAATGAATACTGAGTAGACGTACTTGTTCTTAGACAAGTTCTCCTTGTCCTGTAGTAACTCCTTCTGTCCTTGATACCCATCAAAGTCCAGACATATCAGACCACTATGCTGAGTAATAGATGTATCGGATCGCTTGGTGAATATACCACTGAAGCATATCGCAGGCAATTGCTTCTTTAGTTCTTGTCGCTCAGGCTTCCGCTTCTCTGCCCTGATTTTCTTAACTAGATCCTTAGATGACCCAGACTTAATTCGCTCTAGGATTAAACCAATATTCCTATGGAATGGGGTACTTGTCTCCTTAATATTCTGGAATATTGTTACTTGATATGTCATAAATGTCAGATGAATGTTGTAATTATGCCGTGTAACTTACTGATAATTAACTCTATGTCGATTATGTCAATTTAAAAACCTTTCTAGATTCAAAGAAATAATAATAATATATAGAGAATATATATATATATAGGTAAAAGTAAAAATGACATGGACTAGAGAAAAAAAAGAGGGGGAGTTACCCCCTCAGATTTTTAGAATGGAGACTCCCATTTATTCTCATCTACCTTCTTGTTTCCTTGGTAGGTATTGAGAGTTACGTTAATCTTTCCAGGGGTTTTACCTTTCTTAATCTCAAGGTTGACCCATCCCTCAGCATTTGCATGCTTGTTGATGAATGCGATGGCATCATCTTTAGAGATTGATAGTCTTGTCAATAAGAAATCAGGATCCTTTTCAGTTCTCTTTGCTACGAATCCGTTTGCGTAAATTGTTTCTTGCTTTTGCATTTGATTAAAGGGTTTCATTTATAAAGTAATTGTCAATATCATCTGTTGGGTTTGGTCCGAAGTACCTGTAGTACACCTCCATTGCTCGCTCTACCTTGGCTTCTCCACCTTTCACGAACTCTTCGGATGGTCTGAACAGACCGAGCTGCTCAGATTCCTTGTCAATAACGTAAAAGTATAGGGGTTTTCCAAATAATTGCTGGTAAATGTAGCACTGGGAGTCATAGTTGTAACTCTTTGCAGACCATCTGAACTTGTTGATGTCCGATGTAGTCTTGAGATCAATGATTGAATCAGCAGTGACGATGTCAGCCTTCGCCTTCCATTGCAGTCCCTTAATCTCACCAATGATTGGCTCCTCGTATAGGTTGCCATACTTATAGATGTCATTGTAGAACTGGAAGTTTGACTTCATCACACCAGCAAGTCGCACAATCTCATCGTACTCCTTGGTCAACATGGCGAACTCAAGACCAGAATCTTCAAGGTACTTCTTGTACTCCTTTGTATTCCGTGTGCTGACATCCACCTGTGGCACGTTTACAGCCTTCTCAGGCTCGAGAATTAGTTGATAGAATAGTCTACCCTCATGAAAGTGTTTTGAGTCCTCTGAGCGGGCTCTAAATCGCTTGGGATTTGTGAGCAATGCATAGATGTCTGAGTTGGATAGGTAGTACTTACCCTTACCATTGTAGTACTCATCATCATCTCTGAGTTCATCGATTATTGTATTCATATTGTTCTATAGTTTTAAATATTTGATAGACTACCTGCGGTACTATGGCATTTCCTCCTGCCATGATTGATTCTTTTCTCCATTTAGAAAAGGTAATAGCGTCCAGTCTACTGGAAAGCCCATCATCTCCATCACAAATTGGGGGGACAGATGGGAACATTTCGAAGTCTGCTCTTGGTAATTTATTGCATCCTTCAAACTGTTTGTCATTGGGTTGTGACCCTCCCTCGGAGCATTCCCTCTCCTTCCTGCATTCTTGTCCGATGATACTGGAGTCGGAAGCATTCCCATTGATGCCATTTGCTTCAAAGGATTCTGAACATTTACTCCCTTCAGTGCATGTCTTTCCTTTGCTTTCTGAAATGTCTCCGGTTTCTTTGGACTGTTCCAATCGTACGCACATGGAGTGGGCAACGAACCATACCCTTTGCCTGAGATGGGGAGCGTTGACGCTTGCAGCTGGAAGTATAAACGGTTGGACTTCGTACCCTTCAGATTCCAGGTCAGCTTGCACCTCTTCGAATACCATCCCTCCATTCCAACTAATAAGCCCACGAACGTTTTCGCCCACGACCCAGCGTGGTTTGATTTCTCGAATTGCTCTAAGCATTTCAGGCCAGAGATGTCTGTTATCCTCCTTGCCGAGTCGCTTCCCTGCTGTTGAGTAGGGCTGACATGGGAATCCTCCTGTGATGATGTCAATTTCTCCTCTGTAAATAGAGAAGTCTGTCTTGGTAATGTCATTGTGTGATATTGAATTAGGCCAATAATATTTTAAGACTCTCTGACCGAATGGATTCCATTCACAATGGAACACGTTCTCCCATCCCATCCAATCGGAGGCCAAATCAAAGCCCCCGATTCCACTGAATAGTGATCCATGTCTAAGCATTAACCAAGTCGGCTATTTCTTTCTTGAGTTCTACAGACATGTCATACTTGGTGGTCAACTGCTTGCCAATGAATGCCAGACCCTTGCTCTTGTTCTCAGCGACATACTTAAGTACCTTCTTCCAATCATCACTACCCTTCACCAAGTTAACTAGTGCCGTAGGTCTGCTCTCCTCTACCACCTTTGGCTCACTCTCAGGCAGATCCTCACCAGCGTAGATGTAGATACCCAATCCAAACATGGCTAGGTTCTTAACCAAGCAACGCATCATTGTCTTGTTGATGTCAAACGTGGTGGCAGCATCTACCTGCTTGTCTCCGTACTTGGTAGCGTATGAGTAAGGCTTCTTCTTCATGCTCTTGTTCTTGCCATCCATGACAGGCAACCACATCTCAAGTGTCTGACCCTCAATAGTCACCTCACTATGGCACATGAATCCAAGGTCATCATCGTACTCCGTAGGCAAAATTTTATAGGATGCATCTGGGCACTCCTTCTTAGTCACAGACCATGCCCATGCCCAAGATAGGTAGGTGAGTCCATCCTTCTTCTCAACATGCTCGTTCACATTGATTGCTGAGAGTCTTTCGAATACTGATTTTTCTGATTTCATTTCTCTAGATTTTTAATTAGTTGTTTGTAGTCTGTGTCTGCTTGTACTTTACTGTCGATTGATTTGATCCCGTGGATAATGGATGAGTGACCTATCACGTACCCATTCATGTCCATGTACCTCTGGATGTAACTCACCGGTATGTTTCTCTGTGAGCATAGGTAGTACAGCATGTGTCTTGCATCTACTACCTCCATCTTTTTATTCTTTGAGAATATCCAATCCTTTGGGATGGAGTAACGCTTGATAATTTTTTCTAAATAGTTATTAAAGATTTCGATTTTCATGATATTAGAATTATATAAAGAATAAATGATACTATAAGCAGTCCAAGACTTGCCACCTCAATTAGAATCTGATGCCTACCATTCGAGTCATCACTCTTTCTAATCATCCTTGATACGATAAAGTTTGCCAGCACAACCAGTAGTCCAGCCGTGAACATGACATCTAACTCGCTCATAAACTTTTCATTATGTGTTCTATTAGACCATACATATGATCACTAGTTGGCGTGATGTTAATCCAATCATCACCATCATGCTCGCATAGGCGAAGGGTTGAAAGGATATTAATCTCAGTCTCACTCATGCCCATGCAATCCCAAGTAGATGGCTCACCAAACTGGTGAACCTCGTAACTTCCTACCCATAGGTAGTCCTTGTCATCAATGCTGAACTCAACTTCCTCATTGATAAATACTTCGCTTTCATCCATAGTAGATTTGATTTAAATTTGATACAATATAAGACAATAAATAAACAATGTCAATCTTTTTTTGCAAAAACTCTTTTTCTGTTTAACCAGTAATGCTCATTGCAGATCCTATCGATAGCCTCCCACTTGGTGGTGGACATTATCCTTGCGTATAGATTACCGCAGTAGTACACGCTAAACATTCGCTTCGCTTCCATCCTTTATCTTGGCTTCTGATCCATACCTCACCTCTCTAGGGCATCGATACGTGGTGAACAATGAGTCAATTGCTTTGATGAACTTTGCCTTGCTCTTCTCATCCAAGTAAAGCAGTCTGTCATTCATGCCATGTACCATCTGGTACATCTGTAGTCTTTCTTCTAGTGTCATTATAGTTTTTTGTTTACAAAATCAATAATAGTATCAATCCAGTCCCCATCCCATTCCCTATCCTTGTAGGTGTTACAGAACTCGTTAGTCAAGTCAATGCCCAAGTCATACAGCCCTGCAAACCCTTCAGTATCTAGGATATTTTGTATCCTCTGTGGAATAGTATCGTTGTCAATCAATGCATGGATAGTGCAGACAATCTCGTGGTGAGTCTCTGCCCACTCACGGAATCCTTTTGGCATATTGGACTTCTTTGATGCCAACTGATTGAGCATACTTGATACAAGTAATACTTCTTGCTTGCTTACGTTGTCTGCATTGTACATCGCATCCATTACTGCTTGGTAGGTATGGTCTAAATCCATACCCTCTGGTACTTTCACTTCGATTTTCATAGTTGAATTGTTATGGTGTCACTTAAATTTGATAAGATTAATTTCTTAGGATACGCATCCTCTAATGCAACGATGTAGTCCTCGATAAAGTAATTCATCTCCTCATGTTGCTTTGCCATTGGCTCTACAATCTTCCTTACATTCTCTTCAGTCAAGGTGGTGTACAAGGTACACTGATCCCCATCCCAATTGCCGATTTTTAATTTGAATACATTCATTGTTCTATTAAGTTTGAGAATTGTGCTACAATAAACTGCTCGTAG